TTAGACAGATTTCCACGGCAGTTTTTGCTCAATCGACGACCGTTCTGGTACCGATTCCTTGATGTAAATATCAGACGTTTTGCCTGACGTATGTGCCAGTCTTGTCTGGATCGCTTGCCGCTGTTCGCCTGATTTAGCGGCATCGGTGGCACCCAGCGCGCGTAAGTCGCGGAACTGAATACGTTCGTGTGGCGGTGAATCCTTGCCGATTCCGAGCCGATCACGGGCGCGGTCCCACATTGAGAATAAACCACTTTTACTGTATGGCTCACCCTTCATAGTTGGGAACAGGTACGGGGTAATCAGGGGCTGGCCATTGACCTTGTATCCCTTTTTGATCGCACGTGCCCGGTCCAGAACTTCCTGAATTTGAGGGGTGATAACTATGTCGACGGTCTTACCGCTCGACTTGGCGGTCTTGCTTGGCTTGAAGCGAATATATCCGTCGACGATCTGGGATTCTTTGAGTGTCCGGACATCGATTGCGCGCTGCCAAAGCAGATAGGCGATGTCGATCAGGCAGCAGAACATCGGTCCGCTGGCTGTCGGATATGTAGCGCCAGTGCTTTTACGTGGCGTGCTTGTCATACCGGCTGTTCTGATTGCCTGCACCTGGTCATGCGTCGGCAGCACCTCGCGGCGCACGGTCTCATAGTTGGATAGGTCGATCTGGTCTAGCGGGTTATCGTGGCGCAGGCCGAGTTCGGAAATTACGTACTTGAACAGGCGGCGCATAAGGGCGACGTATTTCTGTGCGGTGTTAGGTTTGTCGGCAAAGTTGGTGCGAATAAAGTCTGCGCAGGATTTTGTAGTTACCTGCGCCGCGGCGAAATCCTCAAAGGCGGTGGCAATGGTTTCCAGATACTGCTTATAGGTGGCCTGTGTCTCGACGGAGTAGCGACCTAGCTTGTGCAGTCGGAACTGATCGCAGACATAAGGCATGCTGCCGGTGAGTGACTTCTTATCCTGCAGCAGTGCACCCAGTGCCAAGAGCATGGCCGACTCGCCAGCAGCTTCCGGCGCCAGAGTAATCCAGCGCTTTTGCTTACCGTCTTTGGGGTCGGTGATCAGTTCGGCAGAGTAAAAGCGGTACGCGCCGTTCTTCAAGTACACGCGGCGCGGCAGTCCTTTCCCGGTCTTTCTGGCTCGGTTCATTTGCGGATAGGTTTCAGTTTTGGCTCATCGGTAGGCGCTACTGTAGCAGGGTGCACCATATGCATACGCAGCACCAGGACGCTGTTATCCGGCCGACGGCGTGCCGGAATGCCCAGACTCTTGAGCACTTCCATCTGCTTGGTCGGGCGTGCGTAACCGGTGATTTCGTGGATCTCGATGTCTGAAAGTGCGAGGTCTGTCATGGCTATGCCTCCGTCGATGCTTCAATTTTCTGCGCTGCCTTCTTGATCATGCTGTTGAACCAGCGGCGAATACAGTAAGAACGTGCAATGGATATTGCCGTGTAAATCAGTCCAAGTTTCAGGTTTGTGGCTGCGGACAGATGCCATCCGAACAGCGGAAAAATCAGGGCGTTCGCTGAAAAGTTGATTGCGAACCCGATCAGCACGTTGATGATGGCTTCGATCAAGGATCCTCGTTTTGATTGGCTCACGGCTTCACCCCATCGGCTTGCGGTTGCGCGGTAGGGGCGGCATACAAACGATTGAATTCATCGACCGCTTTGCGAACGCCAGTTTCCGCATCGTCTTCGTCTTCTGTCAGGCCGTAGTCGTTGTAGAAAGTGAGAGTCCACATCGATGTCAATCCATCGGTAACGCCATCGTTTCTAAGTGCGGCTACCTCGTTTGCATGCATCAGGTTGCCATCCGCACGAACGTGGCGGATTGTCCAATCAGCATCTTCAAAAAGCCACTTCAGAACCTTGGCATCGTCATCACGCACTGCCGCCACATCAGCCGGTGCCGATGCTAGTGTTTCGCCTTTTAACCAGCGCTCACCGTTTTCTATTTCATCTGCGTTGTACTCATGCAATGGCAGTTCCGAACGATCCCCTACATATGCGCCTGTTACCGACGGTTGCGAGGCGAGCAGGGCGCGGGCTTGCCACGCCTCCCAGCAGCTCAAAGTGTAGCCATCAACATATACAGAGCCATCGCCATGCCATTTATTGGTGTTGTAGCCTTTACGAACGCACCATTGTTCAAAGGCTGCGCGCTCATCCGTCAGCGCCTTGGCTTGTACTGGCTGATTGGTGGAGTGCCGCGCCATTAATTCAGCCGACAACTGCGGGTGCGTGTCCCTGCAAGCCTCGCCATAGGCGCGAAGGGCGGCAGGGGCATGCGGATCGTGATCAACGTCCAGAACGAAGTATTCGCAGCCATAGTGCTTTCCGCCCGGCGCATCGCTACCATCTACGCGGCTCACGTCGAACTTGCGGAACAAGCCTTGTGCCTCTGCTGGCTTCGATGGGTCGCGCTCTGGCAGGCTGGATGTCGGCACACTACTGGCGGCTACCGGCTGTTGAGGGGCGGCGTTAGGCTTGCAGCAACCGTGACCTTCGTTCTCAGGGCACGAAGAAGGATCGCCGCTGCATTCCGGATAGCCAACTTTCCGTATTGCCTTTGCCGACACTGCTTCCTTGTCGCCGTCTAGGTTTTTGATTGTCATATTTATTCCATCCATTTAACGCAACCGGCTGTTTCACAAGCTGCACGTATGTGACCGTTCCAATTCGACTGCGAGAGGTGCAGCTGTCCATTGCATGCAGGACATTCGATGACTTCCTCTTTACCGATGGGAAGCTTTTTGCGCCACACATCCACCACCTTTAAAACTGTCTTCACTTTTTCCATGTATGCATCGCATTCGGCTTCATATGCGGCGACTTCTTCGGCTGTTGGAACTTGGTAATGTGGGCATTGCTGGACACCGGCGCCGGTACGACCAGTACACGGGATCCGAAGTGCACTTCCAAATTCAGATTCACCGGCAAGATCGATATAGTTCACATGTTTAAGACATGCATCGTGCTGAATGCCGGTGAAGTGGATGCAACGATCCTTCATGCTGGTTCCTTCTGCTGTTGTTCACTCAATTGGCGTTTTAATTCCACAATCTCGGCCTTCAGCTGATCAATCTCTGGCTGCCTAAAGGCTTTACCTTCCTCATACGCCTGGCGAATTTTCTTGGCTTCGGTTGTCATGGTTTCAAGTTGCTGTTGTAGGGTGCCGGTTACGTCTCCGGCGCGGGCTTTCACCGCCGTGTTGCACTCCAATGCATGGCTTTGCTTTTACGCGGAACTGTGTTGCTCCATGCTTCCCCGCGTGTTGGTGGCCGGTACTGATTTCTTCCGGCCTGACTGGACTCCAACCAGCCTAAGTTTCACGACGGTGCGATGTTCTGCCTTCGGGTGTCGATTCACCAGCATCAAACGGGTCTGACCGTACCGCCGTCTCCAGCGAACTAGGCTTTCACCTCCGGTCCCTGAACTACATCAGGGGTTTTTTCCCGCACTTGAGCGCATCAGCCTGCGCATTCACCAACAAAGCAAGGGGCTGGACACCAACCCAGCATGAGACTGTCTGACGTCTCTCGCATATCACGCCCGCACAAAGCTGGTAGCGGGTGACAATTTTCTTCCCCGGTTTATAGTCCCGGCATATTTCCAGTTTTGCGTGCTCTGCGTAACTACCTTCCACGCCGCCCTTGCTTTCTTGGTGCTGCTATTTGCCGTCTGGATCACCGCCCGGCCACGGAATATGAAGAGACCCCGGTCCAGTGGGGAATACGATTACTCGACTGGTGCAGGCTGGCCGCTGAACTGCGCTTCGGCCTCAGCCTTGGTGGTTTTCTTGCTGGTGCGCGCACCTTTCAACAGGTCGCCTTCTTCCTGCGGCTTCAGCGGTTCAATCACCAGGTCGATGTTTTGCTGAATGCGATCGCACAACAGGCCGACATGCGCGGTTTCTGGATGGACAATTGCGCGAAACATGACCAGGACCGTGCCGCCGTTCTGCGGCATGAAGCTGAATTTATCCAGTTTGGTATCGGATAAAGTGATGTTGCTGTCACCGCCAAGGCCGTAATCAATGACCAGCTTGTTACCGGTGGTTTCGTAGTCCCATTTGAAGCCGGACATTTTCGGGAAGCGTGGCGACGTGGCTGCGTCCGGATCCGCTTGCTCTGCCAGATCAGGGTCGTCTGGTTTCTTGTAGAGCAGGGCGGCCAGTTCTGGATCGAAGTGACTCAGCACGGAAGCAGGGCATTGCGCTTCGAATTTGAGGTCATACGCGGCTTTACGTTCTTCGCCGTGAATTTCTGCGCGCGGATTAACCGACGCGAGTTTGACTTGCTGATTGATTTTAAAAGGTTGCATCTTGATTTTCCTTTTCGGTCAGGTATGTGGAATACGGCAGGCGAATCATTTGGTGGAACAGGTGCTGCGCTACTTTGCTGGTGTCGATTTCCCGACGGGATTTCACGTCGCACATGGCTCTAACGGCGCGTACTGCTGTGCGCTCGTCAGACACCCCCAGAAACTGCTGGAATACAGCTTCCTTGCAACGCAGGGCTAGCCATGTGCTTATGCGTTTCATTAGGCAGCGATCTCGAAACGGTACTCGCGGGCAACCACTGCAATGTGATTGCTGATTGCCAGGCAGATGCCGCCGAAGTCTTCTTCGTGGTACAGCTTTGCGCCTTTCTCGATCGTGGCAGTGAAGCCAAGACCAGCAAGGAACTCAGCATTTACGGTGAAGCCCAAACGCTCACAGATCTGACCGAGGCGCAGAGTCGGTGGCGTGGCCACGGTAGGTACATGGGCAGGCTGCTTCACCGGTTCAGACTTGACCGCCGCTGCAACCGGTACCGGCGCAGATTCAGCTTCGGGTACTTCGGCTTTCGCGGCTTCTTTTTTGCGTTCGTCTTCTGCTACGCGTTCCTTGTGTTCGCTGATACGGGCAGTGATGACGGCTTGCAGATCATCTGCGGCTTTCATGACCAGCAATGAGGTATCGGAAAACAGGAATGCGTAATCCATTGCCTGTTCGCGCAATGCCTTCAGATTGATTTCGATCTTGTCCGCAATGGCGTTGGCTTCGATCTTGGCCGTGGCTAGCGTGGTGCTGACGGCATCACGCAGGCTGGCCACAGTTTTCTTACCGCGCATTGCGCCAGCGAAGTCAGCCGTAATGTTTGGCATGTAGGGCTTGCCGAGCCGCGCATTCAGGTGTGCAATATGGTCGCGCAGGGCGTTCACACCTTCGTTATAGATGTCGGTGCGTACTTGCTCTTTACGCGCCTTGACCAGCTTGTCTAGTTCCAGACGGGTATTACGCGCTTCAGCCGTGATGTCATCTATGGCCTTAAACAGCACGTCAATCGATTCGGTTTGGCTCAGGGCGTGCGCCTTGGCAGCCTTCAGGCGGTCTTCAACATCGCCGCACCATTTCACGGTTTTCTCGGCATCGGCAAAGTCTTGATCTGTTTTCAGGTCACGATTGATGCCGGCGAATACTTCCAGCGCGTGTTCCTTGAACTGAACCAGGTTGCTGGCTGTGACCATGCCGGTGACTTCAATTCGCAGTGATGGCAGCGATTCAGGCGTGCGGCCAACTGATTCGGCTTTTACATCCGGCGGCGTGTATGTTTCGAGATCTTTTTCGAATTGCTCCCAGCCTGCGCGGATCCGTTCGAACCATTGCTGACTTGGTGGCACGGCCATACAGACCATCTTGTCCGCTGTGCCATCGGACACCGTGAAGAAAACCTTCTTACAGCCAGTGACCATCATGATCTGCTGACATTGCGGCATGTATTCGTCAGGCAATTCACAGTTTTTTACAGCTGCTGCAAGTTCCTCGTTCCACAGCTTGTGTTCGAAGGCGATGTCTTCGCCCATAGTCAGGCCGTCGCAGGATGCAGACAGCAAGCCTTCCGAACAGGTGACAGGGAAAAGGTCTTCGCCTATTTCTTCTTCGACAAGCGGACGCGCCAGCGCTTCGACTTCGTGGCCTTTGTCCAAAATTCTTTCCTGAACAAATTTGCTGAATTCTTTAGCGTTGCCTGTCCACTTCATGTGCAGCAGTTCCGAACGTTTCACCTTTGGCGACAGCCCGAGCATGGCAGCGGCTTCGCTTGCGCCAAAGTGATTCAGTCGGAATTCGTCCCACTCTGGGGATCCTTGTACGAGGTCGTGAGTCTTCATTCGATTAGCCTTTCGTGAGTCGTTCGAGGTTTGCTTGATAGACTTCGGTCAAAAATTGAACGTCGTCCGGGTCTTTCATGTCGCGGATCTGATCAGCCAACGCGTGCAAGTCATCCTCGCTCTCTGCTTTGTCCATCTGGATTTCGAGTGGATGCTTTTCTGTTGCGTCATGGCCTTCGTTCTCGATGACCGTGGCTTGCTTTATGTTGAGAATCTGTTGCCTTTGCACGTCCGACAGAGTCGCTTTGCTCTGGACGGTGGCAATGATCTGGTCAGGTGTTTTCTTGCCGTCGGTGATCAGCTTCGTCCAGGCAGGGAGATTTTTTGCAAACTGTTCGTCTGCATACGCCGGCCGCTCAGTGCGGGATGTACTCACTTCCTGAGCGTTGCCCATTTCGCGAGTGACCGGACCGGCGTCGACCAGTTCATCATCCGTGTAGACACCAAGAATTGCACCAGGGCAGTACAGGCGCGCCCAGTTCTTGACCTGCAGATAGCCCATTTGCTGCTTAGGATTTGTCTTCCACAGTGGCGAGTTTTGGGTTGTGACGTCGATTTTCTTCAGCCATTCGCCCCAAGTGACATCGGTGTTGCCGTGAAGGACGGCACCGACGCGGCATTCCAGATTGTTGGCTTCGCCTTTGTATTCGTACTGAAAGGCACCTTTGATCGCGCCGGAGGATTGAATGACGGCATTAACCAGTTGCGCTTCGTAGCCCAATACGCCGTTTACCAGGTGCGTTTTCTGTGCGACGGCGAAGGGATTCATGCCCCATTGCGCGGCCTGCATCGAGATTGCCAAGCAGTCGGCTGGTTTGCCTTGCAGATGCTTAGGAACAGTGACGGCTGATTTGGCCATCATTTCGGAGAACGAAACCAGCGCGCGCATATGCTCTGGATTCATCATCATTGCCGCAGAAGCAACGGCAATTGGGTTTTCTTGCGTGGTAGTAGTAAGTTGACTCATTGCTTTTTGCTCCAGTTGTTGACGATGTTTTGAACGGAAGCCAGCTTTTCCTGCTGCTGGCAGTGTTTGCAGTTGCACGTTTGCTCTATACGCAGACGGGCAGCGGATGCGGTCTGGCGCGCACGCTCAAGCGGACTCAGCGGCGGGAAACCGAATTGATTGCGGCCAATCTCGGACATGGTTCGTGTGGTTTTCATGCTGGCCTCAGAACGTAGAAGAGATGAGCAGCAGCACCAGCAGGCCGGTGAGGGGAATCCACTGGTGGCGATCGAGCAGGGCGGTCATTTGGCACCGCCTTCCCGCGCAGCCAGCCGCGCCTGTTCACCGTAATGGGCGAGTGTTTGCGATTTTGCGCAAGTTGCGGCGCGGGCTTTGAGCATTGCGTCGGCAACCAGATACGCATGCTTGGCAAAGTCATCCGCATTCCATGTCTCAATGTCGGCCGTTGCGTAGGCTGCGCAAGTAATCAATGCTTTCCCGGCAAACTCATCCCGCAGCTGCAAGCGCTCCAACTCGATCAGCTCCTCTATCTCGGCAGCGGCCTGCGCCTGGGTGATAGCGCCGTGCTTGAACGAAGTCAGGATGTTGGTGACGGCGCTCATGCTGCACCTGCTTTGGCGAGTGCGGAACGAACGGCTTTGCGCGCCACCTGGAAGCGATCTTCGGCCTTCGCTTCGTCATCAGCTGATGCGTTTTCGTGGCCAATGGTGAGTTGCAGCGATTCGGATGCGTTGAAATACTCAACCAGATCATCGTGAGCATGGATAGCCGTTATCACGCTTGTTTGCAGTGCTTTTGCAAAAGTCTCCGCTTGCTTTTTTGTGGTGAACGCAGCGACGCGAACGCCGTTTTTCGGCGAAGTCCAGATTTCAGTGCATCCGGACATAGTTTGGCGAATATCTGGCGTTGCTGTATGTGCTGTAGTCATGTCGTTCTCGCTGTTGTTTGTATTTCCCGCCTTAAAAGCTGGCGCGGGAACCAGGACGATTTATCGGACACGTCAGTCGGCTGCGGGTGGTGGCAGCTCACCTTGCTGCCACTTACGCCTGCGCCGGATACCAGCCGTAGCGCATAGCCGTATAAGTCGCGTTCTTCGCCCACTGCCAGAACACAGGGCCGATGGTGTCGCCTACCGCTGCGTTGTCCTTTACCCATTGCTGTGCCACGGCAACGTGCAGGGCGTATTCGGACGACGCCGATCGGGGCAGGGCGCCCAGATTGTTTTCAAGGAAGATGTCTTTGTTTGGAGCCGCTACCAGTTCAGCGATGAAGCACTCGACCTGCTGATCAGCTGCGTAGGTGGTTGGGAAGCGGCTGGTGTGGATATCTGCGTTGAACTCGACTCCGTCTTTACGGAAGTAGATCGCGGTGTCGCCAGGTTCTTGGCGGTCGTACTTGCGTTGTTCGGTGGCTAAGGCGTTCATATTTCGCTCCAAGTGGATGGCTCATTTGCTGAACCGTTGAAGCGAGTATAGGAAAACTATACATTAAGGTCAAGAAAATATTTACTCCAGTGCATAAATTCTTTACTTTGTGGTTTCTACAGGCGTAAAAAAACCGCCCGAAGGCGGTTATTTGTAGGGTTTATTATTGCGGTTTCCGATTTCCAGGGCATGGATACGCTCGAGCCATTGAAGCGACCAAAAGAATTCCAGCATCACTGTGTCTGTCTTCAGGTCTGTCCCGCAAATAGTTGGTGAAAATATCGACTGCTTGTCCGAACTGCATATTCTTAGGTGCGCAGAAGACCATATCGGTTTTGGTCATCCATGCTTGCCCCTGCAAGCCTTCAATGAAACCCCGCACATAGCCGATACAGATTCCCCTGGTCGGGTCTTTCTCTGAGGTAGCGCACATTTTGTACAGATCGTTGCCGTCCATTGACATCGCGCTAGATGCCGCAAGTGTTAATGCTGCAGCTGCGACTATTTTCTTATGCATATCTTCCCCTAGTTTGAACGTTTTTCTATTTCTTCACGTAAGGCGTTTTGTAGTTTTCTGTGACTCGATTCACGCTGACATATTCGGACGAAAGCGAATACGGTTAAGCATCCTATTGCAAACTGAAGCCAGTCTACATACCCAGTTCTGTCGATAACTGTATTGATAAAATTTAGACCGATTCCTAAGCCAAAGAAGATGAATATACCAATGGCCCAGCATTGCCATTTGGGGATGGAGGAAAACGCTGTTTTAAGCATAATGTCGTCAGCTAGCCTGTCGATCTCCGTATCCGACAATGTCTTCAGCCAGGAAAATTCATTCAAGGGCGACTCTCCGCAAGGGAAAATTGAAAATCACAGCTGTCGGCCGTAGCTGCAGCTCAAGCTGTTTTTTTACTTTTCGTTTGATGAGCGTGTTGCCAGTTGGCGTATGTGAATTCAATAAAGCCATTGACCCTTTCTATTTCGTCGGGTGGCAACTTGTCAAAGTCGGCACGAGATAAACGGAAAGGCCAGTCGGTTACGGTGCTATCCAGACTCTTGGGTAGCGGTAGTGGGGTGCCGGTCAATTCGCTGATTTTGATCATTTGTGACCAGCTCGGCTCATGCCGGTCGTTCTCCCATGCCGACACGTTCCCTTTAGTGACGCCCAAGGCATCGCCTAATTGAGTCTGCGTCAGATTGGCAACCTGACGGCTTCGAAGGATCCACTCACTTAGTTTCATTTCCGCATCGTAAAGTCTAGCTAAACGCGACGGGTCTATATTTTCTTGACTATGTTGTATAGAATTCCTATACTCCGTTCTAAATGAACCCTGAAAGTTAGACATGACATCCCATGCAATTGATGAAGCGGCTCGAATTCTCGGGTCGCAGGTTGATCTGGCAAAGGCTCTCGGCGTCTCGAAATCCGCTGTAAATCAGTGGAAAGGCGAGGGGCGACAAGTCCCGGCTGAACACTGCCCACAGATTGAACGCCTTACCGGTGGACAGGTGAAATGCGAGGAACTGAACACAGAGGTCGACTGGGCGTATTTGCGTACGCCCGCCACCGATGTAGAACAGGCCGCGTCATGAGCACAGAAACAGTTTCGCCGGACAAGGTTGAAAGCACACGCAAAGATGCTGCAACGATACAGGGCGAGATTTTGCGACGCCTTGCAGACGTGACGCAGGTCCATGCAGCGGGTTGCATGGGGGTATCTGCCAGCACTGTTAGTCGAATGGCAGAAAAGATTGAAGACGTATCGCATTTACTCGCTGCGATCGGACTTCAAGTCGCCCCAGCCGATGCCGTGGTCGTAGATAAGGAAGACCAGCGCGCCTTGAAGCGTATGGCCTTTAACTGGTTGCGCGCTGATCTTGAAGGCGAGTTGCAAAGGCTGCGGGGTTAGGCATGCTCGGTTTCGTTCACGAATCCACGAAAGCCAAATCCGTCGAGTGGTATACACCGCCGTGGGTATTTGAACGCCTTGGGATTACGTTCGATCTGGATCCATCGTCGCCGCACGACTATGTACTGGACTGGATCCCTGTAAAGAATCGTTACACCGTCTTTGATGATGGTCTATCGAAACCTTGGGAGGGCCGCATATGGCTGAACCCACCATACTCAAGATGGACTCCGCAATGGATGCGCCGGATGTGCGCGCATGGCAATGGCATTGCCCTGGTTTTCTCCCGTACTGACGCTGCATGGTTCCAGGAATCGATATCGACGGCTGACGCAGTGCTGTTCGTCGCTGGTCGCATTGATTTTGTACCTGGCCATGAGAACAAACATAAAAAATCTCGATCTGGTGCTGCAAACGTCTTCTTTGCGTGGGGTAAGGAATCCGTCACTGCTCTGCAGCGCCTATCTGATCGTGGCTTCTTGATGTACCCAAAACAATCGGTGGCATAAATGGCACGCATACGCACAACCAAACCAGAATTCTGGACCAGCGAACAGATCATGGAGTGTTCGCCGATCGCTCGTCTACTTTTCATCGGCATGTGGAATTTCTGCGACGACGGTGGAAATCACCCGGCCAGCGCACGAACCCTGAAAGCCGAAATATTCCCGTCTGACGATTTTACCTCGTCGGACGTTCAGCGACTAATCGACGAATTGTCGTCGAATAACTTAATCACGCTGTACACCTCAGAAAATAAGGATTATTGGCACGTCAACGGCTGGCACCATCAAAAGATTGACCGTCCAACATTCAAATATCCGCAGTATTCCGACGATCTATCGAAACCACCTCGTCGAACACTCGGCGAGTCCTCACCCCCGGAAGGGAAGGGAATGGAAGGGATAGGGAATGGAAGGGATGTAGAAGGGAATGGAGAAAACAGGTCGTCTGATACTTCAACCTCAGTAGGCGCGAGTGCGACAGAAAAAACTGACGACGATAAAAATCTGAGAGAACCACGATCACGACACGTCGAAGTCGCGATCTTTCTCCGAAACCTTGGCGTCAAGCCTATGACATCGATGCATCCCAACTGCATCGAGTGGGCAGGTAACCCAAAGATCACCGACCAGTTGTTGACCGCCGCCGTCGAGACTGCGCGCCAGTACAAAACCGAGGGCGATATCCACCCGAACTACCTGGCACCGATCGTCGCCGAACTGCTGCTGCCAAAGCGCGACGACAACACCTGGAAGCGTACACACGAAGGAATCGAACGCAAGGGCCGTGAACTCGGGCTATTCGCCAATCGCAACGAGGATTACCCAGCCTTTGCAGACCGTATCACCAAGGAAATCCAGAAACGAAAACGTGAAGGAGCGCCAGCATGAACGATCACACCGTAGACCCCAGCCGCTGTGCGGCGTATGGCTGTCCATGTCTGGGCACCACCAGCAACAGCACCGGCGGTACCGACAAATGGTTTTGCGGCTATCACGCCGGCACTGACGCCATTTCGTGGGCACGCATCAGCAACGAACTGAACCGCCTTTCGTTCATCGTCCTGTCGATGGAAAAGATCAACCGCTACCGCAGCCGCTACGAGTGGGAAAAGGTCTACCGCGAGATTCAGAACGATCTGCGATTGAACCAGCGCAGCGATCTGCTGCTGCAGTCTGGTGAGAGCGTATCGGGTTGGTATGCACGTCTGGATTCGGAACTGGAAAAGGTTTGCAAAGGCACACAGCCGGCACTTAGCCTGCTGCCGCAATCCGCACCGGTGGTTGATCCAGGCGCATCGGATAGTTGGAAACGAGCAAGTTTCCCGGTGCCAGAGCATGCGTAACGCAGCCACATATACGCGCGCGTGCGCGCATTTGCAGACCAACCTGGGAGAGTAAGGATGAAATTCAAGCGTCGATACAGTGACAACGACAAGCACTTTTGGCCGTTCACCTACAGCAAGCACAGCACGAAAGGCTGGCGTCCGCTCGGCATTGTGCTGGACTCTGGTGGCGATCCAGATTGCCGCAGCGCAGGATGCAATCTGAAGCTTCACGCCTTCGGACGCACACTTATCGTGGAATTGCCAAAGCTGATCGATGACTTTCGCATCAAGCACATAGCCGATTCATGGGACGCCGCCACCATTGCGCGTCAAGGTCGGAATTACTATTTCGAGACTTTCCGCCGTGAATTCGGTTTCACGTTCAGCGAAGGCGCGCTGCACTTGCACTATGGTCCTCAGACATGGGACAGCAGCACATCAAAATCTAAATGCATTTTCCTGCCGTGGCGTGAATGGCGTTTTGTGCGTCACAGCTTCTATGACCTCGCTGGTAAGCATTTCTGGACCGAAGGCAAGCGCGAACGCTGGGAGGTGGCGCGTGCGGTGAAGGATGTCGTTCCGACCGCGAAGTTTGACTTCTACGACTACGACGGAAAACTGATTCAAGCCACGACTCGCATTGAGGAGCGGGAATGGCTTTTCGGTGACAAATGGTGCAAATTCTTGAGCCTGTTCCGTCAGCCGAAGATCCGGCGCAGCCTTGACATCGAATTCAGCGAGCAGGTAGGGCCAGAAAAGGGATCATGGAAGGGCGGCACGCTTGGCCACGGCATTGACATGCTGCCAGGTGAGCTGCACGAAGATGCGTTCCGTCGTTATTGCGAGCAGGACCACCGCTCGAAATATCGGACTTTCCGGATCATTTTCGTAGGCAAATCGCAATGAAAGCCAAATTCCAAACCTCAATGTGCGACGAGATCCAGCGCCGCCGCGACTACCTGGGCGCGATTGACCGTGCGCTGCCGGACGATGACGACCAGGAATCCTTCGACACGCAGGATCAGTTCAGCGAGGTCATGGCCTGGGTGTTCGGTACAGCCATTGTGCTGGCGATCATCGGTGTGGCGGCTTTTTCGGTGGGGATGACGAAGCCATGACGACAATCACCCTGACGCTGCCTTACCCGATCAGCGTCAATCGCTACTGGATGCCGGTAAAGATGAAAAACCATCTTGCGATTCTGCCGACCAAGGAAGGCCGCGAGTATCGCGCCTTAACCGCAGCGTCGTGTCGTTCGCAGGGCGTGACGGCAAAGATCACGGGCCGCGTTCACGTCGACATCAAGCTGTATCCGAAGCGTCCACTGGATTGGCAGAAGCGTGTCAAGAAAGACGGCGCGGCATGGGATGACAGCGTTATGTGTCTCGATATCGACAATGCCAACAAGGTACTGCTTGATTCGATGAAAGACCTGGTGATCGAGGATGACAAATGGATTCGCCGGTTGACATCCGAACGCATGGAGCCGGACGAACACGGCGCCCGGGTCGTCGTGACAATCACGGCGCTGGCCGTCGAGCAGCCACAGGTTTCGATGTTTGATGAGAAGCCGGTTCCATATCCTGAAGACATCGTAGGAGTTACGCTCGTATGACCATTATCAATTACAGCGTGGATACGCAAATCGATGGACTGGACATCATTCAGACAGTGCGGTCAAGGACGGATGGCACGGATCAGGCCGTGTACCGTTACATCATCCAAACAGGTGACGCGCAGACTCGCGAAGCCTTGATCAAGCTGGGCTGGACGCCACCGAAGGATGGGGTCTAACTATGCTGAAGCCCGTCGAACCACTGCTGATTGACTGGTTCTACGTTTTGCTGGACATCCAGCGGAAGGGCTACACGCCTGCGACCATTGGCATGGCGATCGATGTGCCGCGCACCACAATCCTCGGCTGGCGCGATCTACATGCCAACCCTCGCCACATCGATGGCGAAAAACTCATCGCGTTGTGGTGCTCGGTCACCGGCAACACCCGCGAAACGCTCCCAAAGGCCACCGCGCTCAAGGTCTGATTGTCGGGATTCCGACAAAGATTCCCGATAAAGTCGGCGCTGTTCCATCCCGCTAATTCCTCGGAGATACCGACATGTCAAAAGCCACCGGCAACACAGCAAAAACCACTCGCGTCGTGCAGACACCAGGCACCGACCCAGCATTGAACCAAGAAGGCGCAACAACTGGCGCAGCCAGCGACGGATCGCAAGGCGCCACCGGCGATGCCTTCACCGCCTCGGGAGCCGTAACTGGTGACGACGCTGGCACCAAAGCACCAGACGAAGCATTGCCACCAGCCAGCGACACAGCCGCATTGCAGCAGCAAGTTGCCGAGCTGGCCGCAATGGTCAAGGTGCTGTCCGCGCAGCGTGCGCCATCGAGTATGCCGACATCGGCAAAGCTGCCGAGCATGTCCGAAGTCTTGAAGAACAAGCCAGAAGTACCGGTCCTGACCGAAGAAGGCTGGTTTGTCCCTGCAACAACTCTCGCGACTCGGGCGTAAGTCATGTGTGGCGGCGGTAAACAACCGGAAGTGGTTCGCACGGATCCAAAGGCGGAAGCTGATGCAGCAGCCGCCGAAGCAGCCCAGAAAGCGAACCAATCAACAGCTGCACGCAAGCGCGTGCAACAAGCATCTGCGCTGTCAACCGGCGCAGGTACCGCACTCAGTTATGGCAAAACCACACTCGGACAATGAGCGAATCAATCGTAGATCAGGTACTGCGGCGCAAGGGACAGATGGTCGCCCAGCGCCAGCCATACGACCAGGTATGGAAAGAGGTATTCGAATACCTTGCGCCTGAGCGTGCGACCGCCTGGTACGGCTTCATTGAGGCCGGTGCCAATACGGCTCAGTCGCAACGTGCGCGACTCTACGACAACACCGCAATGGACGATGCCGAGGTGCTTAAATCCTCGCTGGCTTCCGGTGTTCACCCTGCAAACTCACGCTGGCTCGATATCGATGCTGGCCAGACGCGTGAGGATGAAACTCGCTGGATGGACGGTGCAAGCCAGTTCATTTTCGAGAACATCCACAATTCCGGATTCGATGCAGTAGGGTACGAAAACCTGTCGGATCTGGTGCCGGCCGGTTGGTTTGTGATGTACATCGACCAGCGCCGCGACTCAGATGGCAACGAGATTGGCGGCTTTAACTTCGAATCGTGGCCGCTGTATCAGTGCTACGTGGGCGCATCAAAGGCAAATGGCCGTGTCGATACGATCTGCCGCGTATGGCAGCCGACAATCGAGCAGCTGGTCACCGAATATGGACTGGACAATGTTTCCGAGAGCAGCCGCCGCAAGTATGAGGAAGGCAAGCTGACAGAAACAGTCGAGTGCGTCTGGATGATCGAGCCAAATGCCAAGGACCGCAAAGGCTTCCTGAAGAACAACTTGCCGTTTCGCTCAATTCACATCGAATGCAATGCCAAGACCCTGTTGCGGGAGTCTGGCTACCATGAGTTCCCATGTGCGGTACCTCGCTGGCGCCTGATTCCCGGCACGCCGTACGCCACTGGGATCGGCTCCAATGTCCTGCCGAATGTCAAAACGCTGAACGATATCCTGCGCATGGAGATGGAAAGCCTGGATATTGCCATTTATGGCATGTGGAAGGGGGTGGACGATGGTGTGTTCAATCCGCGCACCGCCCGAGTGGGAGCGCGCAAGATCATCATGATGGCAAGTCCGGAGAGTCTGACGCCGTTGAAGACCGGCGCCGACTTCAACGTCTCATTTTCCAAAGCAGACCAGCTGCGCCAGTCAATCAGCAAGTCTCTGATGTCGGATAGCTTGACACCACTGACCGGCGGCGTGCTGTCCGCTACCGAGGTTCAAGCCCGAATCAACAAAATCCGCGCACAGCTGGGCCCAATGTTCGCCAGGCTGCAGGGTGAATACTTGCAGGTCATGGTTGAGCGCTGTTTTGCCATTGCGTACCGATCTGGGGTTCTGGAAGCTGAACTCGGCCCGATACCGGAGACATTGAAGGGCCGGGATTTCATCGTTAAATACCTCAACCCACTGGCACGCGCCCAGAAAATGGAGCAGGTCAACGCAATCGATGCATTGATCGCCGGCCTCATCCAGACCGCAAGCGCTGCACAGAACCCTGCATTGCTCGATGTCATCGACATGGACGCCGCGAACTACGAAAAAGGCCTGGCGCTCGGTGTTCCGGCAAACCTGCTGCGCGGTCCGGAGCAGCTTACCGAGAAGCGCAAGACGGATATTGCAGCGGCCGAGCAAGCACAACAGCAGGCCCAGCAGCAGCAACTTCAGCAGGTAGCAGGCGAGAAGGCTATCGAAGCATCTATGGCGCAATAACATGGACAGCAAACGCTCAATTCCTGACCGGATTACCCCGGAAATGTACCGCCAGATATTCGAAGCAGACGCACGTGGTGCGCTGATTCTCGAGCACCTTTGCCTACTGTTCAGCAAACCAGCAACCACCACGGGCGGCGTTGACGCCATCCTGAAGACATTCCTCAACTCAGGGGAACACAACGTCGTGCAGCACATCGTGCGACAAATCAACCTTGCCAACAACGTAGGAGCAGATGATGAAAATCAAGAACAATAAATGGGTAATGCGTGAACAAGCTGCAGGTGATGGCGGCGATAACGGCGGTGGTGGCGACGGCGCTACTTTGCCAGATCCTGCGGCCGGCGGAGCTGCTGGAGCTGCCGGAGAAGGTGGTGACCAAGGTGGCCAGGATGGAAGTGCGTTAGACGGCGCTGGCGGCGGTGAAGCCGCCTGGAAGCCGGAATCCGTGGCTGAAAAGTATCACGTCAAGAAGGAAGACGGCACACTCGACCTGGACAAGACACTGGAAAAGGTAGAGACAGCACGTGCTGCGTTGGAAAAGAAAATGGGGTCCGGCGATATGCGCCCCAAAGAACACAGCGAATACAAGGCTCCTGCGCTTCCTGAAATTCTGAAGGATGTGAAGCTGGACACAGAGCGTTTTGCAAAAAAAGCCCACGAAATGGGACTATCACAGAAGCAGTACGAAGAAGTGATGGGCGAGTATTACGATCTTTTGCCACAGATGGTTGGTGATCAACAAAAGGCAAACTCCGATGAGGTAACCAAAGAGTTAGAAGCTCTCTGGAAAGATTCTTCGGAAGGTAATTTTAAAGCCGCGTATCGCGCTGCCAATACAATCGCCGAATCGATTGGTTTGAGCTACAAAGAAGTAAACGAAGCCCTTGGAAACAACCCAATGGCAATCCGCATCCTCGCAGCGGTCGGCAAGGAAATGAGCGAAGACAAAACGCCAGGCTCAGCAAATGGATCGATCCCGCCAGGCTTTGACATCTCTGCCGCCTTGGCCAGCCCCGCCTACATGGATGCAAAGCATCCTGATCACAAGAAAGTATCCGCTCAGGTATCGGCGTATTACGCAAAGAACACGCCGAAAGAGTAGGTGACTACCGATCGATAACAAAGCCACCCACTGCGGTGGCTTTTATTTTGTCGGGATTCCGACAAGCAAAAAAAATATGATCTGCTGCATCTGCCCAGCAATGGAAACCAGATGTGTTGCCAGACAAGGCCCGGAAACGGACACCCCTGAAAAGGCGCGACAAACCTTTTTTCTTATTCCTTATGGGGGTGGCACTATGCCTGATTCAATTACCAAGCAGTTTGTGACGCAGTTTGATAACTCGCTGCGTACGCTCGCTCAACAAAAAGACTCGCGCCTGCGTAAAACGATCTATGACCGCGGTCAGATCGAAGGTGCATCCTTCACTATCAACAACCTCGGCACCGTCGAGATGGACGAAGCCCTCGTTCGCCTGGGCGATACCCTCTGGGCAGATCCAGATCACACCGCACGTAACGTGCCGCTGCGTGACTTCTTCAAGGCTATCCCGCTGGACCGCATGGATATTCCGAAGATGAAGGTCAATCCGGTCACCGGCGGCCAGTACATGCAGCAATTGGTTGCGGCTCGTAACCGCAAGATCGACGACGTGATCTTCCAGGCTGCGTTGAACCCGATTGTCGCGCTGGATGGTACTGCGACTTTCACATTGCCAGCGTCGCAAATCATCGCGGCCGGCGGCACCGGTTTGACGAAGGCCAAGATCATTCAAACCAAGTCGATCTTCCGTCAAAACGAAACCGACGACGAACAAGAACTGTTCTTCCTGTACGACTCGCTGGCCATGACGCAAATCATGTCCGATACCACGCTGACATCGGCCGACTTTATGGCGGTGAAGATGTTGCAAACCGGCTCGCTGACTGAAAAGTGGATGGGCTTCAACTGGATCCCATTCGAACGCGTGCTGAATGTCGGCGGTGTTCGCACCACAGCTGCGTACAGCAAGGACGCGATCCACTTCGGTTACGGCGACGAGCGTGGTGACGTTGATAAACGTCCGGACAAGCGCAACGCCTGGCAGGTAAGTATCGAAGGAAGCTACGGCGCAGGCCGTCAGGACGAGAAGAAGGTCGTCCAAGTCTCCTACCAGTAAGCAAACCATGCGGTGCCAGAACCCTGGCGCCGCAACCGTTTAAAGGAATGAATCATGGCTGATCTTGACACTCTCACGCGTTCGAAGGTGGCTCAAGTTGCTGGTCGCAAGGCAACCGCAACCACCCAGAACCGTAACCGCGTAGCAATTATTGACACCCCGGCGACTTACGCGTCGCCTGCAGACGGCAGCACCTTCGGTACCGGAATCATCCTGCCGAAAGGCTCTCGTCTGCTGTGCCCAATGACCTTGTCGAATGCTGCGAATGCTGCTTCGCTGACATTGTCGCTAGGCATCCGTGACGCGATCACCAAGGTTGCGATTGATGCCACCGCAATTTGTGCTGCAACTGCAATCACCACTGCAGCCACGGCTCAATTGAATACCGGCACAAAGGTAACCGGCGGTCAGTTCTACGAAATGCCGGCAGACGTTGAAATCTACGGCACCTTGGCAGGTGCTGCAGGTACGGCAAACGCTGCAATCCGCGCTGAGATTCCATTCATCGCGCCGTAAGTTTTATCTCTCTGCTGCTGTTGGTGTCTTGGGGCGGCTTCGGTCGCCCCTTTTTCCTTAAGGGAGTTGATCATCGCTACCGATATTTCGATCTGCAGTGCCGCATTTCTTCAGCTTGGCAAGGATGGCATTTCCTCCTTTGACGAGCCGAACGATCGCGCCAAACTCTGCAAGAACATCTACTCCATTGAAAAAGATTCGCTCCTTCGTGAGCATCCTTGGAACTGCTCAAGTGATCGTGCTGTGCTTGCTCCCATGGCAGCCGTACCGGCCTTTGGCTTTTCAGCACAGTTTGCACTCCCATCCAATTTCTTGCGTCTGAAGTCAGTTGGCGACCAGGACATAGGCAGCCCGAATTGCATGAAATTTAAAGTTGAGCGCAAGAAGATCCTGGCATCGGGAACGATGCTGCCAATCGAGTATGTTTTCAGGTCTGACGAGTCTGACTGGGATTCAAAGGTTGTCGAATTGATGATCGCTCGCATGGTTTGGAAGATGGCATATCCGCTCACGCAGTCCACCTCACTTCGGGATTCACTGGCAGATGAATACAAAAAGATGGCTCAAGTGGCACGTAGTATCGACGCGCAAGAGAATCCATCGGAGGAGTTGAGCGACGACTTCGCCTTGATTACTGGACGGTTCTGATGGCACGCGCATCAATCATTCAGACAAACTTCACTTCCGGCGAGCTGACGCCTCGTATTGCGTATGGCCGTATGGATGTGTCCAAATATCAGAACGGGCTGAAACGAGCGGAGAACGTCATTTTGACGGTGCAGGGCGGGGCGTTGCGACGTCCGGGCACACGGTTCATTGGTGAGGTGAAAGGATCAAACGTCGCTCGCCTAATCAGTTTTATCTATAACCGCAGCCAGGCTTATGTGTTGGAGATGGGTATCGGTTACATGCGGTTTTACCGCAATCGTGCGCGTATCGGAGCATATGAGATTGCCACGCCTTATACTGCAGACCAGTTACCTAGCATCACTTTCGTTCAGAAAGCAGACACTGCGTTTCTGGCGCATGCAGCTGTTTATCCTCAGCGTCTGCAACGATTCGGCGATACGTCATGGAAGATCGAAAACACACCATTCGTTACTGAACCGTTCTCAGAAGTCGGGACTACGCCTGCAGTGGCATTAACGCTCGGCTCTGCAGCCGTCGGTAGCACGACGGCGACAGCGGCATCATCCATTTTCCTTGCCGCAGACGTTGGACGCCAGATCGATTCTGGTGCTGGTGTCGGCACTATCACAGCTGTGGCCAGCGGAACCTCAGCCACAGTGAATATCACCAGTCCGTTTTCGTCAACCGCACTTGCGCCAAGCACCTGGACGATCGAAGGCTCACCAAATACGACGCTTACGCCATCGGCTGCGGGTGTGGTGGACGCCGTTATTACACTGACGCTCAGTGCCGCTGGATGGCGTGCTGATGATGTCGGTAAATACGTTTCTGTAAATGCAGGTCTGGTCAAGATCACGGCATTTGGTAGTGCAACGTCTGTAACCGGAATCGTACTCACCGAAGTCACAAGTGCTGTAGCCGCGCCGCCAACTGCATGGACATTACAAGCCAATTCGTGGAATGCGGTGCGTGGTTATCCGCGTTCGGTAACGATAAATAAGCAGCGTTTGTATCTGGCCAATACTGTCAAGTATCCGCAAACGATATGGGGTAGCGAGATTCGTGGATATCTAAGCTACCGCATCGGTATCGCAGACGATGAAGCCTTTGCGTTTGAGTTGGACGGAGCCAATAACAGCCCGATCATGCACTTGTCCCCGCTGCGTAAGATGGCAGTCTTGACTGAATCTGACGAGATGAGCCTGACCGGCGGGCAAGAGAAGCCAATTACCCCGACGAACATCGACAAGAATGACGAATCCAGCTCTGGCGCAAACGATGTGAAGCCCATCAAGGTAGGGAATGAGTTGATTTATGTCAGTCCTGATGGGTTGAAGGTTAGGTCGCTCGGGTACCGCTATGACATCGATGGATTCTCATCGCCCGATCGCACAGTGTTCGCTGAACACATTACCAAATCCGGGATCCGGGAATTGGCCTTTGAGAAGCAAGATGCCACTCTTTACGCCCCACGTAATGACGGCGTGATGGCTGTTTGTGCATACGACATCGAACAAGAGGTCGTAGGCTGGGGACGCTGGATAACCGATGGCAAGTTTGAATCGATCGCCGTAATCCCGACGGCAATAGGCGAAGACACATACGTCATTGTGAGCCGCGTGATAAACGGCGTGCTGAAACGCTATATCGAAGTGTTAGATCGCAATGTCCTTGTGGATTGCGCTGTTGTAGCCAGCGACCCAACTCCAAAAACTGTATGGACTGGGCTTTCCCACCTGGAAGGAAAAGTTGTCCAGGTGCGCGCAGACGACGCTTACAGCGGCGAGTACACCGTAACAGGTGGTCAGATCGAACTGGATCTGCCGGCGTCGTCTGTTCAGATTGGGCTGAAGTTCAACCCACTGATTGAACTGCTGCAGCCGGAATTAGGTGGGCAGGGTTCGACATCTCAGGGCAATCCGATTACTACGGCCAACGTTATTGTCCGCGTCTTGGATACACAGGCGCTGATCGTCAACGGGCAGGAGGCTGAGTTCCGTCAGTTCGACATTCCGGTACTGGACTTGCCGCCGCCTACGGTAGAAGGCGATATCCGCACGTTCACGCTATCCGATTCAATCTATTTGACCCACCAGATTATCGAATGCCCATTTCCGGCGCCGTTTCATGTGCTCAACGTTATTAGAAAGCTGACTGTCAATGATTAGAGCTGCTACCGCTGCAGATGTTGATCGATTGGTGATGCTCGGCCAGGCCATGCACGCCGTCTCTGACTATGCACCGATCTCCTACAACGCGGCAAAGGTAGCGCGATTGCTGGTGAACCTGATCAATGGCGCCGGTGTTGTCTTTGTCGCAGAGCGAGGTGGTGTGGTGGTGGGTGGGCTGGCCGGTGGGGTTACAGAGTTTTGGTTTTCAGACGAGCAGCTCGGCTTTGACTATTCGTTTTTGATCGAACCAACCTCGTCAAATGGAATAACCGCTTTACGCCTGATAGCCGCATTCAAGATCTGGTGCAAAGCCAAGGGTGCAAAGGTATTAAAGATGGGGATCACTACGGGAATCAACGAAGAACGCATGTCAGAGCTGTACCGCTATGCTGGATTTGAGCAGGACGGGACATTATTCAGGATGGAGTTGTAATCATGAAAGTAGAAGTTAAACGTTGTCCTTTGATTTTGATCGAGACTTCCCCCGATCTACCGGCATTGCTTGCTGAATATGCCGCTGAGTCTGCAAATAATGAGATCGGACCAGTGTCACCACAGTTGCCGACGTACCGAGCAATGGAAACGGCGGGAGTTTTTTACGCATTCTCTGCTCAGCTGGATGGTCGCCTCATCGGGTTTCTGTTCCTGATTGTTCCTGTGCTGCCTCACTACGGTGAAATGGTGGCTATCGCTGAATCCTACTTCGTGGCTTCGGGATATCGAAAGACTGGTGCTGCAACCAAGTTACGGAAAGCGGCAGAAGACATTGCAAGCGGTCTTGGTGCTGTCGGAATCATGTTCAGCGCACCAATTGGCGGGGTTCTTGAGCAAGTGCTACCAGGAGTGGGATATCGCGATACCGCGCGTATTTTCTTTAAGGCTCTTCAATGACAAACCTCATAACCAACAAACCACCAGCCATTCATGCCATGACGCGGCAGGCAATCTCCAATGTGTTCGAATTGGAAAAGCGGATCCTGACATGTCCGCAAGTGCAGATGAAAACACTGCATGTACTGCATGGCGGCATGTACTCCCGAACCATCGTGATGCCTGCTGGAATTTTGCTCACTGGCGCGCTGGTTAAGGTCGCCACCTTGTTGACGATCTGTGGCGATGTGGAAGTGCTGATTGGTGAGGCGGAAAGCATGCGCGTTTCCGGTCACGTCGTATTGCCTGCCAGTGCAGGACGCAAACAGGCGTTTCGCACGTACGCAGAGACCACGATCACGATGACATTCCGGACCGACGCGAGGTCGATTGAGGAAGCCGAAGCCGAATTTACAGACCAGCACGACATGCTTATGTCGCGCCGGGATCCAAAACTGAACACCATCATCATTACCGGAGAGTAGCCATGTCTGGAGGAATATCAGCGACCACGGTTGCTATGTATGCAGCAGCCGCAAGTGCTGCACTCGGGGCCTACACAGCATTGGAAAACGGTGCGCAACAGAAAAATCAGATGAATTACCAGGCCGAGCAGGCGCAGGCTGATGCCGATGCTGCAGCTTCTCAATCGCAAGTTGAAGCAGCACAAATTCGGAAGGCTGTTCAACGGCAAAGAGCGTCCGCACGCGCTGCTCTGTCAGAGTCCGGTGTCAATGTTGATGTGGGAACTGGTGAGCTAATTCAGTCAGATATCGAGCAGGAAGGCGAGAAGGATGCGCTGACCACGATTTACAACGGATCGACAGCGAGAAACAAGCTCAAAGCGCAGGCGCAGGGCTTCACAATCGCCGGCAAAAATGCCCAGTCAGCCGGATATATGAATGCTGCTAATTCGGCACTTTCAGGCGTCAGTTCGTTCTACGGCTGGAAGACTAAATCAACAAGTGGTGGGAGGGGCTGATGAAAATCCCGTCCGGTAATCTCAGCTCTGTTTTGCCAAGTGCAACACGAACCCAGACTGTCAACACTGATGGCGGCCTAGGCGCAGCGCAAGCAAACCTTGCAGATACTGCGCAGCGTGCTGCTAACCAGTTTGGCGCTCAAGCGGCTGAAGAACAGCGACGCATACAGGAACGCGACGAAAAGATAGCCACTGTCACTGCGCATGCCAATATTCAAAATGGCCTTGCTGATACCCTGGACAGCATTGCAGATCGCGTGAATAAGGGCGATATCGATCAGTTGGGCGCGATGGCCGAATGGAAGGACACGCAGCAAAAGATCATCGATGACAACAGTAAGAACCTACCTGCCTACGTGCAACCGTTGGTACAAGCCGAAATGGCTGGTTTGTCGGGGCGCCTTACTAACAAGTTGACCGACGTATTCCGGGCCAATGATAGCAAGGTAGCAGCTGCTGACCGATTAGCTTACGGTGAACAGATGGAGCGCTTTGCCCGTACCGATGCACCTTTGGCAATCAAGCAATATCACCAATTCATCGATCAGGATCCGTTTGCCAATCCGGAAGAAAAGCAAAAGCTAAAGCAGACCTTCAGCGAGAAGGTGAAGTACACCGAAGCGTATAGCCTGATAACAGGTGCGCGTGACAATGTCGGTGCACTGGAAGGTTTGCGGAAACGTTTGAATTCGGACGAGTACATCGACATCGATCCACAGAAACGAGCCGCGCTGGATGCCAGCATCAATACCCGCATGAGTACGCTAATACAGCGGAATGCGGCACAAGCCGAGGCACGGGATCGGAAAGCAGCCGCTGCATTTGCATCCTTCAGCACATTCATAGAATCCGGCAGACCACCGACCCCGGAATACGCAGTGCAGGTGGCGACTCAATTCAAGGGTACCGCTTACGAGGGTGCGGTTATGTCGCTGCTCAAAGATGGAAGTGAATTGGCGGGGTTCTCGTCGGCATCCGTGACAAAACAGCGCGAGATTCTTTTGTCAGAGTCATCAAAGTTGAACAAGTCCGGCAGTGACCCTGCTGCAAATAAGCGCTTTCAGAAGCTACAGGCTATTCATAATGCGACGCTGGCAGACATCAAGGAAGATCCTTTAACAGCCTCGGTTGATCGCAATGTAAATCAGACATTAGAGCCGATCACATTTGATATAAATACCTTGCCGCAGCAGTTGGCCAAACGCAAAGAGGCAGCAGACACCGCATCTGCCTGGACCGGCAAACCGGTTGCACCGGTGACCAAAGGCGAAGCAGAGCAACTTGTCACTATGTTGGAGCCGCTTGGGCCAAGAGAAACAGCGACGGTGCTAAAGGGTGTCGTCGGTGCTATCGGCCCGCGTGCAACTCAAGCACTTGCCACCTTGATGGGAGACAAGAACGGATCTCTCGCGATCGCAGCAGGGTTGACTTCGCTCAATACTTCGGAAGGCCGCAACGTTGCCGCGATCTACCTGGATGGCAAGCAGGTTCTTAAAGATGGGCGCGCAAAGATGGATGCAGCCAAAGAAACCGGCACCAAGGCGCAGATTTATTCTGCACTGCAAGGCGTGTATCCGACTCAGAAAGCGACAGATCAGGCCGCTGAAGTCATCTACAACGTGTACGCCAGCAAGAAGGCGTCTGGGACTGACAACCTCAGCGCGGCAATCAAGCTCGGGACTGGTGGCCTGATTGAGTACAACGGCGCGAAGGTAGCGCTTCCATACGGCAAGACGGAGATGGATTTGCAGGATGCTGTCAAAGCGGTGACTCCTGCAGCCCTGAAGACTCAGGGTAGCGTGTTCAGAGTTGGAACCGGTGCAATCACACCCGAGCAACTTTCTAAGCAACTGCCGCAGCTTCCCCTGCAGACGGTCGGAAACGGGACATATGCGGTGCGAGTAGGCGGCATCCCCGTACTACGCGAAGACGGCACCCCACTGATACTTAATCTTGGGGGCGGCAATGTTCGATGATGATGGCGCCATTCAAGCCCTGACAGCCCAGGCGCAGTTAAATCAGCCCATGCAGCCCAAAGTGCCGACCCTGTTTCAAGGTTCATGGGCTGCCGTGGCAAAGATTATCCCTGCCGCCGCCGGCGAAACTATCAGGGCATTCAATCAAATGGCGACGCCGGCAGCCATGACCGAGGAAAAGAAATCACGCCTAGCTGAAAAGTTTGGTGCGGATTTCGCAGAATACGAGGCGGCAAGACGTGCGGAAGCCATCCAAGAGCATGACCAAGTGGGCAGTTCGCTTGGGCGCTTCGTTAAGTCCATGACGCCGGATGCGCAGTCATCAGGCACCGCAGCGCAGATCATTCACGGTCTTGGTAAAACAGTCGGCAAGGCTGTCGGGTATTCGCTAGCTGGCGGCCTACCTGGTATAGCTGTCGGTCTCAGTACCGACGAAGGGATAAACGAATCGTTGCGCCTGCAGGACTCGGGTGTAGACCAGGTCACAGCGAATCAAGCTGGTGTGGTGCGTGCTGCCACTACTGCGGTTTCAGTAGCGCTACCGGGAGCTGGTCCTACACTTGCGAAAACCGTAGGTCTGATTGCGACAGCTGGGCCAGTGGCTTTCATGGCTGATCAGGCCGCAATAAAACACATTCTGGAAAGCGCCAACTATGCCGACAAAGCAAAGGAATACGACCCCTACGATTTGACCAATCTGTTGATTTCAAGCGTACCAGGTGTAGTTATCGGCGGTATTCACTTGCGCGGCAGGTCGAAGGCAAAGTCGGCGGAAGTGCAAGCACGTGAAGCCTCAGACGCAGTCGCAAAAGAAGAAGTGAACGTCCAGAACGACGTGGCCGGTATCACTGCAGAGGCCGATCAGGAAGCAGCAGCGCGCGTAATGCAAGTAGACACACTGCTTCAACGTAAGGCGCTGACTCCGCTGCATGATCTTGTCGGCCAAATTGACCATCAAAGCGCAATGGACTACGCCGCACGCCAGTTCAACGATGGAACGCCAATTGACGTGCGTTCTGTCCTTCGATCAGCTTCTGATGCCGACGCTATTCCGATCGAATCCCTAGCTAACGCAAGACTGCTGGATGAAAGCGGTGCCAGACTAGAACGAGAGCGTGCAGAACTACTGCCTGATGTCGGCAATATCGGAGAGCCTGGTGCGATCGTTGGTATTCGCGAGGAGGTAGCCGCTCTGCACCAGATGCGCGCATCGTTCACTGACGATGCATTGAAGACTCTGGCAAAACAAATTCAAGCAGACGAACAGGTCAGTTATAAATCTGCTTTGTCGAAGGCAAAGAAAGAAACTGAGGTTCGTAGCACGGAAATAGACCGCCGTATATCCGCGTTGGAAGATCAACTGGAAACAAATCGAATCGCAGCGGAGGCCGCAAAACGTCTCGCGGACATAGACGAACGCATCGCACGAATTCGTGATGAACGCGCCGGAATTGCTGCACCTACACCGAAAGCAGGTGCAATAGCGGTACGTCAGGCACTGAAAGATGTTGGTACATACACTGGGGAAAACCGGTCGCTTGACGTACCTCAAACGCTGGAGAAAGGCGCGGCAACGGTTTCAGTGGAACAGTCGCCTCGGGCAAATCAACTGGATGTTGAAGACGCCTATCTCGATCAGCCCATCGTGATCGCCAAAGCCGACGACGGCACGCCCATCACTACAACTGGCCGAGAATTGCTGGAAGACGTGCGCAATCAACAAATTCAAGCAGACAACGATTCCAAGTCGTTCCTCGCTGCAATCGAATGCTTCATTTCATCGGGTGACATGGTATGAGAGATAAATGCAAATTGGCTGTATCCAAGGCCATTGGCCGGGACATTACCCGGGCTGAAGCTCAGGGCATCGAGGATCGTATCCGCGACAACATGCGCAACCTCGCGCGAACCGATCCAGATTGGGCAAGCAAATCGCTAAATGATCGCCTTCGTGCGGCGGCAGAAGCTGCCGGCAAGCAGGTAATCGGCGAAGCAGCACTGAAGGTTCAGCGCACGCAGCAGGCAATCAATGCTTTGACGCGTGGCCGTGAATCGCTGGATAAAGCCGCGGCGAACGGAGAGCGTATGTTCGTCGGTCTGGCTGACGATATGCGAAAGTCTGAGGTGTACATAAAAGGCGTTCAGCGCGAAGCCTGGACAGGCATGCTGGACGCGATCAACGCTGCCGAGCCTCGGTTCCTTGGCATCATGGAAAACGCTGTGGCAGTCCGTGATTTCGTGCGCGAGGTGTTTGCACCTGGTACCACAGGAAACCAGATTGCGGCCAAGGGTGCGAAAGCATGGACTGCACAAGCTGAACTGCTGCGTCAACGATTCAACAGCGCCGGTGGAGATATCGGCAAGATTGACTACGGATACCTGCCACAGCCACACGATAGCGGCAAAGTACGCGGGAACGGCTCCGCTGAGGCAAGGCAGGCATGGATTGATTCAGTATTGCCGAAGCTGGATCAACGCCGGTATCTCAATGAAGACGGCACGCAGTACAGCCAAAGCCAGCTGAACGACATGTTAGCTGACGTCTGGACATCGATATCGACCAACGGGGCAAACAAGATACAGCCAGGTGGCGCGGCAAAAGGGTCCTCAATGCTGGCGAACCGTGGCAACAAGTCACGCGAGATCCATTTCAAAGATGCGGATTCGTGGATCGAATACATGGGAGATTACGGGCGTGGCCAGCTCTTCAGCTCTATGCAGGGACACGTGCACCGGGTGGCGAATGATATTGGTTTGCTTGAACGTTACGGGCCTAACCCCGCACAGACCTATGAGACATTGCGTCAGACGGCCTATCAAGATGCGGCAACCAAGGGGCAGAAGACGTCGGATATGGTCAAAGTGGGTGGCGTGTTCTTCGCCTCGACGGACTCAATGTGGCACAACCTGTCCGGCAAGGCTAACATCGTCAAGCCGGAATATGCGAACTTCGCAGCAGTCAACCAGGGCGCGCGTAACCTCGCTGTTGCCGGCATGCTTGGTCGGGCTGTCTTCTCTGCATTGGGCGACTTCAATTCATATTTCCTCACCACCAGATTTAACAAACTCCCATTTACTGATTCGCTGATCAACATCGTTCGCGCTCAAGGTAAAGATGCGAAAGATTTTGCAAACAAAGCCGGTTTGATTCAGGAGGGTTTTGTCGCTGATGTGCAAACGCTGGCAGCCGACAACGTGCTGCACGGTTGGTCTGGCAACATCGCATCGGCAACCATGAAAGCGACACTCTTGACCGGCCTGACTGATGCTGTGCGCAGATCGTTTTCCATGACCTACATGGGCGCCCTGGGGAAACTGTCCCGTACGGACTGGGCAATGCTGGCCGCTGACGACCGCGCACGTTTGGTAAAGCAGGGCATCGATGAGGCTGACTGGAAGATAGTCACCCAAGCCAAACCAGAAGACTGGCGCGGCTCTCAAATGCTCACACCTGACTCGATTCGTGGGATTGCCGGTGTAGATGACGCGGATAAAAACAGGGTTGTGGCCAAGGTGCTGGGCCTGATCACTGATGAATCCGAATACGCGTCGATCGCACCCGATCTATATGCGCGCTCGATCGTTACCGGTAAAAGCGAGAAGGGTACGGTAGGCGGTGAGTTTCGCCGACACTTGATGCTCTTCAAGGGAACACCAATTGCGATGGTCACAAGGCACTTTGAACGCGGACTCTCACAGGACGCTCTCGTAGACCGCGCGACATACATGGCACTACTGATCGGCGGCGGTACAGCGGTCGGGGCCGCTGTGCTGCAGCTCAAAGACATTCAATCCGGTAAGGATCCCAGAAAGATGGATGACGCGAAGTTTTGGGCAGCTGCAGCGACGCAGGGCGGCGGTATGGGTATCGCCGGAGACTTTCTCTATCAAGGCCTGACCGGGAAGAACCGTGCCGGCAATTCGATGCTAGGTTCTTTGCTGGGCCCGACTCTTGGCCAGCTCGAGCGTGGTTTTGATGCCGCTGGCTTCCTGATCGATGGCGTGTCAGAGAAGGCCAAAGGCATGGACGTCAAGGGTGACGATCAGATCAAAAACGCCGGTGACCAACTCTATCGGATGGTACGTTCCATGACGCCAGGGGTAAATATCTGGTATGCGCAATCGGTACTTGACCACGCCATTTTGATGGACCTGCAGGAATACCTCTCACCTGGTTACGTCAACCGCATGAAGCAACGCGCCATCAAGGACAACGAGCAGGATTACTACTGGCAGCCGAATCAGCTTACTCCTGATCGCGCGCCCGACTTTGAAAGGATGTTCGGATCATGAGACAAGACCAATACGAAAAACTTCAGGAACTTACTGAAAAGCTGACCGATGTTTTCCTTGCGGAAGCCGACCCTGACAAATGGTCTGGCACTGGAATTGAACCGTCGAAGATGGATAAAACAACGCGCGGTGACCGCTACTACGACAAGAAGAACGCGGCCGCTACCTTGACGGTCCTGATCCGCACAACATCATTGATTGGCGTCATTCAACGCCGGACCGCTGATGGGGCGCCACCTTTGACGGGCGCCGTGGAAGGGCAGGAACTGGACGAGAACGAAGATTCCCTGGATGACGATATAGCCGCTGCCGAGAAGGAAGCGAAGAAGCTGATGGCAAGACTGAACAAAAAGGGCGCGGCTAAAACCTAGATATGAGCGATCGCAAAATCTCCTTTCTGGCCTTCTTTCTGATGTGGGCCAAGTACCAAGGCTGGGAAGTCCCCCTGCTGCATGTGCGGATATGTGTCTGGATGGAGTCCTGTCTTTCTCCCGAGCGCGTTCTTTTGGTATTCCGGGGAGCAGCAAAATCGACGATCTACGCGGTGTACAAGGCATGGCGTCTTTATTCCAACCGGCAGCTAAGGTCCTTGGTTTGGTCTGCTGACGGCCCCACGGCTGAAATGCTTACAGCAGACGTCATCAATGTATTGCGGAATCATCCTTTGTGCGGCGGCATGCTGCCGACTAAGCCAGGGCGCAAGCGATTCTGGGTGACGGGCGCGCGCGATGCACGTAACGCCAGTATGCGTGCAACTGGGGTGGAATCGAACGTTACAGCTGCACGTGCCGATAGCGTTGATTTCGATGACGTGGAAGTGCCTGGCAACATTGAAACGATTGAAGCGCGGAAAAAGCTGCGTGATCGCATTTCTGAATCGACTCACTTGGCCGTTCCTGGTTCTCAAAAGACATACATCGGTACTCCTCACCACCACGAATCAATTTATCCGGAACGCATTGCGGCCGGCGCTGATGTGCTGAAAATCCCGCTTTTCGAATACGTCGTTCGTTACAAAGAAACGACAAAACACACACGGTATCGCTTTAATTTCAAGCCGACGGAAGACGGAATCTATGTGCTGCTTGGAATCAATGCGCCTGCTCGACTTCTTGAGGAAGGTGGCGATTACCAGATAGAAGGTAACGAGATCGTTTTTGCGTCACCCCCAGGCATGACGTTAGATATCTGTAGTGGCTGTGCCTGGCCTGAACGATTCACGCGCGCGGACATCGCGCAGCGACGGAAGGAGACACTCACCTTGAATGCCTGGGACTCTCAATATCAGCTTGAAGCCAAGCCAATCACCGACGTGCGTCTGGATCCTGAGCGCATGATCGCCTATGGCCTGAAGCCAATTGTCAAAGCGGTAAATCGACAGGTAGTCATGCTGCTCGGTCAGGTTCAAATTGTTGGATCAGTATGTCGGTGGGATTGTGCGCTTGGGAAGGCCAAATCTGACGCTTCAGCGTTCACATTAATCCTTACCGATCACCGTGGCCGCTTGTATTGGCAATTTGCGATTGGCCTTACCGGTGAACTGGATGATCAATGCAAGCAGGTTAGGAAGTTGGTTCTTGACTACCACATACCTAGCGTCACAGTTGAAACCAACGGACCAGGCGGCTTTGTCCCGCCTATCCTGCGCAAGCACCTCGCTGGCTTAGGCTGCAGTGTTATTGAGGATCACGTCAGCACAAACAAGAATACCGACATCTTGGATGGCTTTGATGCACCACTATCGAATCGCTTTTTATGGGCACACGTGAGTGTCTTCGATAGTCCAGCCTATGCGCAAATGCGTGATTTCAACCCAGTTAAAAAAGATCAGCCAGACGATTTTATTGACGTTACAGCACGCGCCATCAAACAAACACCGGTTCGGATAGGCAATTTCGTCGGGATTCCGACAGATCAAAGGCGTGACAATTGGAGGCCAAATTCCGGCGTACACGACGTAATCGTCGAACACAGTTGAGATGCCGCCATGTCGCTAAACAATAACGTCCCGATTTCCCAGCATACCGGCAACGGTGTGACGACTTCGTTCCTATACGATTTCAAGATATTTCTTGCGTCTGACTTGGTGGTCGAGGTGGATGGCGTGGTCAAAACCTTGAATGTCGACTACAGCATTACTGGAATTGGGAATGACACCGGCGACGTGATTTTTACCGTTGCTCCAGCCACTGGCACAGCAATCCTGCTTTACCGTGCTGTCGCCTTTTCCAGGTCGATTGAGTACCAGTATCAAGGTGCGTTGCCGTCGGTGGTCGTGAATCGCGATATCGAACGGCTATGGATGGCGGCGCAGGAACTGCAAACGAAGGTTGTGCGCTCGTTTCAACTGCCATTATCGGTTAGCGGTATAGATGTAACCCTGCCTACACCTGTTGCTGGTCGTGCTGTGAAATGGAACGCAACCGGAACAGCATTAATTTACAGCGACCTAGATCCAGATGAAATTGCTGCCGCCGCAGCTGCCAGTGCCCAAGCAGCTTTAGATTCACAGAATGCATCAGCATCCAGCGCGGGACAAGCTAACACAGATCGGTTGGCCGCAGAGCAGGCTGCTCAAGCTGCAGTCGCAGCGGCCGCGTCGATAGACCCGGCCGATTTAGTTCACAAGTCGGGCGATGAAACGATTCAGGGTGTTAAAACGCATACGGCGTCGCCTATTGTTCCTGATCTAGCTGACGGCGATGCAACGACAAAAGCCGCGAACGCAAAGTTTGTACAACGCGCGATTGCACTTTCTGGAAGAAAGCCGGGCGATTTGTTTGATACGGCTAGCCCCCGCGCCCCTACAGGATCGCTAATCGTGCCAGTTTCTGCTTCCAATATATCTCGGTCTGCTTACCCCACATTGTTCAACGCGATAACGATTCAGACTACCGGGTCAACGACAAATGCAAATAACACCTTAACAGCTGTTGGCTCGACTGTAGGTGTAGAGATTGGCTACCCAATTAGTGGTCCAGGCATTCAGGCTGGCACCACGGTTACTGGTAAGACCGCTAATACCATCACTCTATCGCTTAATGCAAATGCGACGGCTGCTGGTGTGGCGATAGTTATTGCTCCTTGGGGTGTTGGTGATGGGGTGTCCACATTTGGGATGCCCTATTGCCCTGTCGGATACACGTTTGTGCAGGCGTCTGCAAATCTTGGTACTGCAACTGTGGGTGAGGTCATCGCCCATACCCATCCGGCACAAATCCGTGGTGGTAGTTCTCCAGATCAGGATGGTACCGGTCGAGGTTCCCTAATTAGCGTTACTGGCAGTACAGGTGGGCCAGCCAACTTAGCGGCTGGCATGCGCGTAACAAAATGTATTCAGTACCTATAAGGCAGAGCAATGGAAACCAAGATTGTTTATCTCTTTGATGATGTCGATAGAGTTTTTACGCATCCCTACGAGGCTCAAGAATCGCCCGAAGAAGCGGGCTTTTTTATCGAACCGGTAAATTCGTGTCCAGATCAGCCGCCAGCAACGCAGGAAAACGAAGCTGCACAGCGAAACGTTGAAAACACAGCTTGGTCAATTATTGCAGACTTCCGTGGTCATATTTTCTACGACCAGACTACCGGCGAAGCGATTGAAATTGTAGAAATCGGCCAGCCTGCACCAAATCTCGGCATTTCGCCTCCGTTACCTTCCGCAGAAGAAGTCATTGCAGCGAAGATCAAAGTGATGGACGACGCCATAAAAGTGCGTCTGAACACAAAAGCCGGGGAAATGCGCTTCGACAACATTGCTAGTGCGATCGCTGCGGCCAGCCTTCCCGCAGGTGAGTACCGGCAGGCAGACGGTGCAGCGCTGCACCTGTGGTCTGCGCGCACGTGGCAGAAAGCCGAACAAATCCGCGACGCATTCCTTGCTGGTGAGCGTCCAGAGCCAACCTGGACAGAAGTCGAATCCGAACTGCCTACCTTTCCCATAGAACAGACTGTCGAATGATGAACGAGCCATTGAGCAGCAGTGTATCTGCCCCTGTGTCCAAAGTCGTATCGGTCTGGATTGCCTTTGGCGTTACATCATGGAGCGATGTAGCTGCTATCGCGGCAGCCTTCTATTCCATCTTGCTGATAGGCGAATGGTTTTATAAGCGATTCTGGCGAGACTTATTCGTGCGCTGGGGTTGGGTAAAGCCGAAGCTGCGCAGACGGGACGACACAGAAGATGAATAACGTTCGTGTTCCTGTTGGCCTGTTGCGCAAGGGTGCCATTCCTGCAGCTTTCATTGCCGCACTTACCGGTCCATTTGCTATAGCGACTCTTGAACGCTTTGAGGGAAACGTCCTTGCAGTCTACGCGGACAATCTTGCTGGTGGCCTACCGACATACTGCGCCGGTGCTACCGACAGAAAAGCGGTCGTCGGAACGAAGCTTACCAGTGACCAGTGCAAAGAGGTCAACAAAACCACCATTCTCGACTACGGCTATGCAGTGCTTGCTTGCACAGAATGGAAGTATCTGACGCCCACACGCTTAGTCGGCCTCACCATGTTTGCTATCAACGTGGGGAAAGAGGGCGCTTGCGGGTCAGCTGCGGTTAGATCGATCAATGCCGGGCAAGTAACGGCAGGCTGCAACCTTCTGGCGTACAAGCCTAACGGTCAGCCGAATTGGAGTAATGCAGGTGGCCAGTTCGTTAACGGTTTATTCAATCGCCGCAAGGCTGAACGCGTCATGTGCTTGGATTCTATATGACGCTATCTGGAAAACTCACCGCCGCACTGGTGTTTGTATTGCTGTTGGTCAGCTCGCACTGGTACGTTTATAACGCTGGTAACCGCAACGGCTCCAATGCCGTCCTGGTGGAGCGGCAGGCATCCGACCTAAAGGCTTGGCAGGACAGCGCAGCCGACATTGCAATCGAACTCGACCGCCAGCAAGCGGCTAACCTGAAGGTGTCCAATGACTATCAAAAAGAATTGCGCGCTATTCGCGCTTATCAGCCTGCTGGCCGGGTGCTACTCCCTGCCGCAATCTGCAACCAAGCTGCCGGAAAAGCCGAAGCCGCAGGTACCGGCAGATCTGATGGTGCCGTTGCCGGAACCATTGCACTTCCAGAAGACATTGAAAGAAGACTTCGGGAGCGTCGCAAAGAAGCCGACGGAGTGACGGCCATTTGTCGCGGGTTGCAGAACTGGGCTATTGAGAACGGGTTTTATCCGGCACCGGTGCCGCCGTCATAGCTTTTGCAGGAAACGGGCGTAAGAAAGTTCGCGCTATTTCCGGATTTCTGCATGACAGCCAATCATCCCAATCAGTCGCTGGCACAATTACGAGTGACCGCTTTTCCTCGCCTGGCTTGTGAAAGTGATTCATCAGCGGATGGTCATCAGCATTGATGGTCAACTGCGTGAAGGAATGCACTGTTTCGCCTTCAGGCGATTTCGATTCTCTCCATAATCCGGCGACCGCAAACGGTGACGCGTCGGCCATCCCGATACCCCAGCGCACGTGCTTGCCGGATTCCCAATTAGGTTCGTAGAACACTGTCATCGGTACCAGGCACAGTTGACCTTCGCGCCACGGCTTTGCGTAACTACGCCTTTCGCCTATGGTTTCCGACCTGGCATTCATCGTGCTGAATTTCTTGCCGGTACCGTGAATCTGGTTCTGCGGAATCATGCCGTATGACGCGATGATCGTTTCGCGGTCGCCACGCTCATCAAAGCGAATAATCGGCGCGTCATAGTCCTGCCAGGTTTGATCTGGCCAGGTTGCATCTGTTGGTGCTGGCGACCGGAATATCTCGGCTAGTTCTTCGCGGCGTGACGGCGTGTATGTGACGCACATAGCTACTCCTTTTCGCTGGGATGCTTGTAGCCGCTGCCTTTGCGGTCGGCATCAATGTCTGCAGTCAGCTTCCTACGGTTTTCCAGGCTAGGTTCGTTCGCAATCTGTTCCTTCAAAGCGTCTATGATCATGTCAATAATTCCACCTTGGGGTGACAATGACTCGGCAAGTTGATCAGCGCGGGCAACGATGGAGAATAGCCGCCGAATCTCCCACAGCAGTGCCAAGACATCAGGGTTATCGCGATTGCGATCCTGAATGTCCCGAATTTGTTCAAGTGTGAGAGGTGGCTTGAAGGGCATTCGCTGGACCTCGATATTATATTTTGTCTAATATCCAGCGCTGTACATACGCACAGGACGTGACGTAAGTTATTGATTCTATTGGTCGGGACGGTGTGATTCGAACACACGACCCCTTGCACCCCATGCAAGTACGCTACCAGGCTGCGCTACGCCCCGACGAGCGAAAAATTATACCAGAGCCGTGATGTGTTTTCGCCATCTATGCATCTGAAAGTTCATGCACTGCAAATCGGTGCTCAGGATAATTTTGTCGATACACGCGTCATTGTTGCAGGCGTACCTGCGGTCAGGTTAGTCGTTCGTGATGCTGCCTGGCTGACCGCCAATGGCGCACGTGTTTGTGCGGCCGGAGCCACCTGTGCCGAGCTTGATCGGTAGCCTATACGGAAGCCGCCCCAATGTTTGCCGTGTACGTAAATCGGTACGGACAAATCGTGCATGACTTCGCCGGTATCGCGCTTATAGGTCTGCAATAAGAATGGTTTGGTATTCGAGCCGCAGCGTTTGCCGGTGCGATCTGTGAAGATGCGTTTGGTGCGGTTATTCACCAGGTCGGTATCGTAGTCGCCGGTCAGAGGCCTGGAGAATTTCTTGTTATGAGTAGGGAAGTAACCATTGTCATCGACTGCACCGGCATACGCCAGTTGCGGCATCGCATCCAGTATCGGCTCCTGTATCTCAGGTAACACACGATCAGTGAAGGCGTCGAATTGCGTGCTGTGTTTGGGCGGTGATGTATTCGGTAAGGGGCGGTACTGACGGTCAAACAGGGCGGCTTCGGTGATGCGGCCGTTTGCGATTGCCTGTTCGAAGAGTTTGCCTATCTGCTGTGCCGCGTTGCTGGCGACGATGCGGATCTGGTCGTGCTGGGTGGCGGCACCGTTTTCGGCGATCGCATCGTAGACGATTTCAGCGCGTTCCGATAAAGCCATCGCCGAAGCAGCAACGCGTGGCAGCTCGGTATCCGTTTCCAGCATGCCGTCACGTATCTTGAGTATGGCAGCGGCGATCTTGTGTGTGGTCTCTACATGTTCGCGTGAGGCGTGCGCGATTTGCTGTATCTCTTCTTCCGAGGTGCTGGCGGCGCGTTCTATATTGCTCAGGAATTCATGCACACGTTCTACGTTTTTCGATGCATCCATGACTTTGGTGCTGAGTGCCAGCATGCCGCCGGCGGCACGCTCTGCCTCCACGTTAATGGCTGTCACCATCGAGCCGATATCATCGGTGGCTTCTTTGGTGCGCTGCGCCAGTTGTCGGACTTCACCTGCAACTACCGCAAAGCCGCGACCATGTTCGCCGGCACGTGCAGCTTCGATAGCGGCATTCAATGCGAGCAGGTTGGTGCGGGCAGCGATTTCGCTGATGACTTCGGTGATGCCATGGATACGACGTGATTTTTCCTGCAGTACGCGCATCATTTCTGAAGCAGTCTGCGCATCGTCACGGGCCTTGCTGATTTGCTCCAGGCCCTGATTGACTTCCTTGCGTCCGGCTACGCTCTCAGTACGTACTTCAGCTGCGATGCTGGATGCGCGTTCGGCATTCGCTGCGATTTGCTCGGTGGTGCTGGCGTTTTGCTCAGAACCCGCAACGATGCCGTTCGCTGTCTGTACGTCTTGCGCGATTTTATTTTTGATGGAGTCGACGAAGAACGAAGTTTCGGCTGCACCTATCATGATGTGATCGATTTCACCGCCGACCTTGTTGCCAAAATCGACGTGCTTGCCACCACCCCGTTGACGTGTGAGCTCCAGCATGATGGTGCTCAATAGCGTTGCAATCAGGAGTAGCCAGGGCAGGGGCAAGGTATCACTTGCCAGCTGTGCAGTGAGATATGCCAATCCGCTGCCAAACGCAATGGCGATCAATAACAGGGCACTACGTCGCAACCATAGGGGAAAACTTTTGTTCCTGAACAT